AGAAGAATGCGATAGCATGAAGAAAAAAACATATCAAGAAGAAATAGATTACATTATATCGCATGAGAGAAGAAATAAAGTAGCAGAGAAACTTTGTGCTTCTCTCAAAGGAAATACTTTAGTTTTATTCTCACAAGTTCAGAAGCACGGTCTTCCTTTCTTCGAATCAATACAAAAGACTTGCACAGATAAGAAGAGCTATTTTATTTCTGGAATGACTGATGCTGAAGATAGAGAAAAGATTCGTAAAATTGTTGATAAGTCAGAAAATTCTATTCTTGTTGCATCTTATGGAACTTGCAGTACGGGCATAAATATCAAGAACATTCACAACATTATATTTCTTCATCCGTCAAAATCTGTTGTGCGTGTTCTTCAGTCTATTGGTCGTGGTTTGAGAATGTCAGAAACAAAAGATCGTGTAATAATTTTTGATTTAGTAGATGATTTAAGACATAAGAAATATCGAAATCATGCATTCAATCATTTTCTTGAGCGAATAAAAATTTACGAAAGCGAATCTTTTTCTTTTAAGTTAGCTCCTATAGATCTTTGAAAGGATAAATAATATATGGAAACTACTTGCAGATTGTTTAAGCTGAGAAGTGGTGAAGAAGTTCTCGGATTATTATCTGGAGAAAATGATTCTACCATTAGTATTCTAAAACCAATGGTTATTAAAACTCATATATCTCCAGATTCTTTTGGGGTTACAAGAGAAATAACTCTACTTAGAAACTGGCTTGAATTTACTGATGAAACCCGTATAGATCTTCCTAGAGATCATATTGCTTCTGTTTTGATGCCATCAGAAAGCACGGTAATTCTTTATCAAAAGTCTTTAAAAACAGAAGAAAAATATAAAGAATCAATAAAAGAAAAAGAAGAAAAAGCAAAAGAAATACTAGAAAATCCAGAAGGATTGCAGGATATGCTAAATTCTTTATTCAATGATATAATTGATGGCGATATTCAAACAGCAGAGCCAAAAAATCCAATAACAAAAATTCCTCAAATGCCTTTTCCTTTCATAAATCCAAATACGAGTGTTGGAATGTTTTTTTCTATTCCTCCTGATATATTCGAAGAAATGGTAGAAAATGGTATTTTAGATTTTGATTTCTTTAGTGGAAAAGATGAAGACGATAAAGACGATGAAAATGATGTTTTAATTCCAGAAATGGAAATGATGACTGATAAAGAAAAAGATCGTCTAAAAAGAAAAGGAATTGACTTGGATCAATTCCCAGATAATCCTCAGAAGTATATTGAAGAGGATTTAGATAATACTAGTGAGTAATATATAAACCTAGATTTTCTTATTGATCGCCTACACAGCGAAGTGTATCAACAAGACTATTTTTTGTCAACTTGATTTTTTTAAAAAAAGTGGTACAATAACCACATGAAGAAAAAAAAGAAAAAAGACGTAGAAGACGATATAATAAATGACGATTTATTTCCAATAATTAAAGAAGAAGAAGAAAAATCTCATTACGTTGATAATAAAGAATTTTTGAAGGAAATGATAAAGTGGAAAGCCAAGTATGACTCAGCAGAGTCATCTGGAAGAAAAACTCCACCAGTATCGAGCTACATAGCAGAATCTTTTCTGAAGATAGCAGAACATCTTTCTTATAGACCAAATTTTATGAATTATCCTTACCGAGAAGAAATGGTGGGAGATGGTATAGAAAATTGTTTAATGTATGCTCATAATTTTGATCCAAGCAAATCAAAAAACCCCTTTTCTTATTTTACCCAAATAATATACTTTGCATTTCTAAGACGCATAGAAAAGGAAAAGAAGCAGTCTTATATTAAATATAAGATTATGGAAGATAATGCCGATGAAAAATTTCATAGATGGTTCAAAGAAAATTACTTCGCAAAAGATAGTTCAGCCAGCTTCAGAGAAATTTTTAATCTTTCTGAAAATGACGTAAATAAATTTGAAGATACAAAAGTAAAAAAGAAAAAGAAAACTAAGAAGCGCAAATGAAGATAGCCATAATAAATGATACTCACTTTGGCGCAAAAAATGATTCATCGGTTCTTTTAGAACACTTTATTCAGTTTTTTGAAAACCAATTTTTTCCATATTGCATAAAAAATAATATTGAGCATGTAATACACTTGGGCGATTTTTTTGATCGTCGTAAGTATATTAACTTTAATACTCTGAACCAGGTTCGTACTAGGGTAATTGAGCCTATGGAAAAGATGGGCATGTCAATGAAGATTATCATTGGCAATCATGATACCTATTTCAGGAATACGAATAAGACAAATTCTCCGCAGGAACTTCTTGAAAAGTATTTTCATATTGAAGTGGTAAATGAACCAAAGGAACTTGCTTATCCAAATGTCTCTATTGGTGCTGTTCCCTGGATGTGTGAAGACAATATGGATGCTTGTGTAGAATTTATAAAGAATACAAAGGCTCATATTCTGTTAGGTCACTTTGAGATTGTTGGATTTGAAGTTCTTCGTGGAGTGTATCACGATACTGGACTTCAGAGAGAAATGTTTGATAAGTTTGAAACTGTTATGTCTGGACATTTTCATCTGAAATCAAGACACAAGAATATCGAATATCTTGGCACTCAATATCAAATGGGATTTACAGATGTCAATGAACGAAAAGGTTTTCATGTCTTTGATACCAAGACTAGAGATCTAGAATTTATCCAGAACACAGAAGAGCTATTTCATAGAATCGTTTATGATGATTCTCTCCCAGAAGATCTTGAGAAACTTGACTTCCCCAGTTTCAAGGATAAGTATGTACGACTGATTGTTCAGAGAAGAAACAAGCCAGTCTTTTACGAAAAGTTCATGACAAAGCTAAACGAAGCCAAGCCATATGATGTAACTGTGGTGGATGAAGAAATTGAAATGAATTATTCGTCTATTGATATTGATATGAATATGGATACAATAACGATGATCTGCAAAGAGATAGATGATCTATCTGAGATCACGAACAAGGACGATATCAAGAACATCATTAAAGATCTTTATCAAGAATCCCTTACCCTAGATGATTAACTTCAAAAAGATTAAATTCAAGAACTTTGGCTCATTCGGAAACACTTTTTCTGAGATTGATTTCCAAAAGAGTCAGACTACGCTTGTCAGTGGATCAAACGGAAACGGTAAGTCGTTTGCGTTTCTTGATGCAATTACATTTGCCCTCTTCGGCAATCCCTTTAGAAACATCAACATACCGCAACTTGTAAATAGCGTAAACAAAGGTAAGTGCCTAGTCGAACTAGAATTTGAGATCAATAAGACTGAGTACATGATTCGGCGCGGTCTTGCCCCGAAGGTCTTTGAGATCTATAAGAACGGGGAGATGATAGAGCAAGCAGCCAAGACCAAAGATTACCAAGACATGCTTGAGAATCAGATACTCAAGATGAACAGAAAGACTTTCATGCAAGTCATCATTCTTGGTAAGTCTTCGTTCGTTCCTTTCATGGAATTACCCCCGGCTGATCGCCGCCAGGTTATCGAAACGATCCTAGATATTGATGTCTTCTCGTCAATGAACTTGATCCTAAAGGGCAAGCTTTCACAGATAAGGGAGAGTATTAAGATTAATAAGCTTGACCAAAGAGTTATAGACGAAAAGATAAAACTTTATGAAACTAATCTCAAAAATTTACAATCCAGTATGGAGAAGAGCCTTGAAGTGTTGGAGAATAAAATTAAAGAGGCGACTGAAGAGATTGATGGATCTAAACGAAAAATTAAGATTCTAAACAAAGAAATCCTTCAGGAAGGTAAGAAGCTAGAACAATATAAGATTACAGACGAAGATTTGGCTCTTCTGAGAGAAAAAAAAGCCGATCTTACTGTTAGCATCAATACAATAAATGAAGAGCTAGAATTCTTTAACGACAATGAGACTTGTCCAACTTGTAAGCAAGCCATTGAAGAATCTCATAAGTGTTCTATTGTTTCGGCCAAGAAGAATAAGTTAGCCAAACTAGAAACCAATACCGAAGAGATTATTAATTCTATAGCTTGGCATAATGATATTCTAACCAAGAGCAAAGAGGTTCAAGAGAGAATCAAAGAGCTTGTTAGAGAGGTCAAATCCCTGGAACGCGAAGTGGTCAGCCTAGAAAAAGTAAAGGCAGGCTACGAAGCCGATAAGCATTCGGTCAACGAGGATCAAATCCGCACAACTAAAGAAGAACTAGAATCTGTTAGAGTTGAGAAAAAAATAAAAGAAACTGCTTTGATCTCTCTTGAAAAACAGCAAAATGATCACGAAATTGTAGTAGATCTTTTAAAAGATAGTGGAATCAAGGGAAAAATTATAAATCACTATCTTCCGATTATAAATAAGTTAGTGAATAAGAATCTCAGTAA